CCGCAGAGGCTCGTGCAGCCCGAGATGCTGCCGATGCCTACAAGCAGCGTCAGAGTCCTGAACAGGCTCGTAAGACCTCCTACACCCGCTCCTACAACGAGCAGATCGCTGCCGGGGTCGATGAGGCGACTGCCGTTGCCGAAGCCACCAAAAAGGGCGACCAGGCTGCTGCCGCTGCCAAGGATCGTCAGGACGCGTTCGCGGCAAAGTACGGAAACCGCGAGCCGGCACAGGTGGTCATTCGCGCCAAACAGGCGCAGGTCGTTCAGAACCAGTTGGTCAAGGTTTCCACCGCTGCGCTTGAGGAAGTTGACACCGCCGTCAAGGACTTCCGCAAGTTCTTTGGTTCTGACGAGAAGATCGCCAAGTCCCGCAACATGGACTTGGTTGACGCTGCACGGGCAATTCTGTCGTACTACGGATTTGGCAAGGTTGACAAGAACCCTGCCGACTACATCAAGAAACTTGAGGCATACAACCCCGAGTTGTACGCAGAGATTGAGCCGCTGATCAGTCAGGCCAGTACGGGCGTTCGTGACTACACGCAGATGACGATGGACGATTTCCGCATGCTGCGCGATGTCGTTGACGCGTTGTGGGCGCAGTCGCGGCGTGACAAGCAGATCACCGTTGCCGGCAAGAAGATTGCGCTTGATGGCGTGTTGTCAGAACTTGACGCACGACTCAATGAGATCGGCGTACCAACGACCGTACCAGGCGAGAAGAGCGCACTGACTACTAAGGAGAAGTTTGCTGCCCACCTGTACAGCGCGAAGGCGTTGCTGCGGCGGGTCGAGAATTGGGCTGATGCAACTGACGGTGCTGGCGGTGTTGGCGCGTTCACCAAGTACATCTACCGTCCCGTAAAGGATGCTGTCAACGCGTACCGAGTAGACCGAAACAACTACGTCAAGCGGTTTGTTGACCTTGTCAGCACACTTGATCTGCCTGTTGGCAAGATCACATCACCGGAACTTGACTACACGTTCGGTGTTGGAAACGGCGGCATCGGCAAGGCCGAATTGCTTGGCGCAATGTTGCACACTGGTAACGAAAGCAACTACAAGAAGTTGCTGATCGGACGCAAGTGGGGCGAGTTCAACGATAATGAGTCAGTCAACACATCACGTTGGGACGCGTTTGTTGGTCGCATGATTACCGAAGGCGTGTTGACAAAGGAGGACTTTGACTTCTTGCAAGCGGTATGGGATCTTAATGAGGAGATCAAGCCAATTGCACAAAGGGCGCACCGCGACCTGTACGGCTACTACTTCAAGGAAGTGGAAGCGACTTCGTTCACCAACAGGTTTGGTACATATCGAGGTGGATATGTTCCTGCAAAGACCGATGCTGCGATTGTGCGCGACGCGCAGCGTCAGGCAAAGGCCGAAGAACTTGAAGCCGACTTCCGGTCATCAATGCCAAGTACTGGCATGGGATTCACCAAGGGTCGTGTTGAATACAACAAGCCACTCAGTCTTGACGTACGGCTGATGGCGAAGCACATTGACGATGTGTTGCGTTTCGCTCATATCCAGCCGGCTATCAAGGACGCACTACGCATTGTCAACAATCGTGCGTTCGCTGACAAGTTAAGCAGCATTGACCCGACCGCTGTTGAGTTCATGTTGCTTCCTTGGCTGAACCGAACCGCTCGCCAGTCAACAAACGAGCCTGGTAGGAACAAGGTCATTGACAATTTCTGGCGCACCCTGCGCTCGCGCACGGGCATGTCAATCATGTTTGCCAACCTGCGAAACGCATTGCAGCAGGTGACCGGGTTGTTCCCATCTGCGCTCAAAGTGTCAAAGGGAGCGTTGAAGGACTCGCTGTTTGCTTACCTCGCAAGTCCACGAAAGACCGCCGAGGCAATTGCCGGCCTGTCTCCGTTTATGAACGAGCGCATGCACTCGCAAATCTTTGAGATTCAAGATCAGATGAACGACCTGCTGTTGAACCCAAGCAAGTTCGACAAGATTCAGAAGTGGTCACAGCACCACGGTTACTTCCTACAGTCAGCGTTTCAGAACTTCGTTGACATCGTGACTTGGAACGGCAAGTACAACCAGGTGCTGTCAGAAATTGGTACTACTCTTTCTGACAGCGAAGCACAGGCCGAGGCTATTCAACAGGCTGACGCTGCCGTCCGTTCGACGCAAGGCAGCATGTCGGCAGAGGACGTTGCGGCCTTTGAGGTTGGCTCACCGTTCTACAAGACCTTTGTGCAGTTCACGGGTTACTTCAACATGCTTGCCAACCTGAATACTGACGAGTATGTCAAGGTGCTTCGCGACCTTGGATGGCGCGGAAACAAGGGCAAGTTGGTGTCAATCTACATGCTTGGGTTCCTTGCCCCGACTTTGGTGGCAGACGCTATCGCCCGTTCTCTTGGTGCTGGCTGGGACGATGATGACGATGGATACCTTGACGATGTCGCTGACTGGTTCTTCGGTAGTCAGGTGCGAGCGGGAGCAGCAATGGTTCCGTTTGGGTCTGCCGCGTACACGGCATTCGCCGCAGGGTTCACCGCCCGGACATACGACGACCGAATCACAAGTAGCCCATCAATTGGTTCGCTTGAGGCATCGACCGTTGGCGTTGGCAAGGCGGTTGTCAACCTTGCATCCGATGACAAGGAACTCACGGGCAGGAACGTGCGCGATGTGTTGACACTCATCACGAATGCAACCGGAGTTCCGGTGTCCGTCCTCGGTCGCCCCATCGGTTACCAAATGGAAGTTGCTCGCGGCAAGGTCGAGCCGACCAACCCAATCGACTACATGCGCGGACTGATCACAGGTGTGCCAAGCGCAGAGAGCAAGAAGAAGTGATAGTACCCGTATGGAACATGCAAATGAATACTCTTTCAGCAACCTTTAGGAGCCAAGTCCCATGACGATTAGTTCAACAGTACGAATCGCTGGGCCGTTTATAGGCACAAGCACGGCGACCGTCTTTCCGTTCGCGTTTAAGGTGTTTACTGCTACAAACTTGCAGGTTGTCCGTGTTGACACATCAACAGGACTTGAGTCACCGTTGTTTCTGACCACCGATTACACGGTGTCGTTGAACGCAGACCAAGACAGTAACCCCGGTGGCAGCCTAACGCTGCTTGCCGTGTTGGCGACCGGGTTCAACATGATCATCACTTCGGACATTGCAAACCTGCAACCGACCGACTTGACGAATCAGGGTGGGTTCTACCCCGAGGTCATCACCGACGCGCTCGACCGCGCAACGATTCAGATCCAGCAGATGGCTGACGAGTTGACACGGTCTATCAAGATCCCTGTCACCGACGGCCTAAGCCTTGACATGGAGTTGCCAACCGCAGCCGCTCGCGCCAACTCGTTCCTTGCGTTTGACGCAACGGGCGAGCCAACGGTGGTGACGGCAGGTTCGGCTGGTTCGCCTACCTCAATCACCCGTCAGCAGTTCAGCGGTACAGGGTCGCAGGTCGCCTACACGCTTGCGTCAGACCCCGGTGCGCTTGGGAACTCCTGCGAGGTGTTTGTTGGTGGCATCTACCAACAGCGCGACACCTACACGATTGCCGGCACAACGCTGACGTTTACCGCAGCACCTGTGGCTGGCACTGACAACATCGAAGTTGTCAACTTCCTGACCACGGCGATTGGCACGACTGACTCCTCGCTAATCACCTACGTTCCTGCGGGTGCGGGTGCGACGCAAAGGACGGTACAGGCCAAGTTGCGCGATGTCGTAAGCGTCAAGGATTTTGGCGTTGTTGGCGATAATGTAACTGACGATAGTGCTGCTTTGAATTTAGCCGTAGCCTTTTGTGTTAGTAACAACAAAAAGTTATGGTGTCCCGCTGGAATGACAGCCGTATTTCTTTCATCTGTTGTCGATATGAAAGGCCTGTCTGACATTTGGTTTGAATCACCAATCCGAGTAAGTTTGTCAATTACTCAACCCGCAATACTTTTAGGTGGATTCGCAGGCGGTACTGTTTGTTCTTGGACTTTCGATACGGTTTACAACGATGCAAACATATTTAATCCAGGAACTTATCCAGTAATTCGCATATCTGGTCTAAAGCGAAGTACTGTTGTTCTCAATGGTTGTAACTATTTACAACTTTATGCGGATAATACAAATCCAAGCACGGCATCCAATGGCTACAACAATTTCATTCTTGGTGGCGCACACGGAAAACTTTCTTTAACTGATTCTGGGGTAGCCCTATCTTGGAATAATGAAAATTGCTTTACTGGCGGTGGAGTTGAAGAACTTGAAATTATTGGCGTTGGATATCAACACAATCACAACAAGTTTTTTAACAATACTTTTGAGTCGCCAATGGCGATTTCAATGCAAAACGCAAGTGAAAATTTTGTATATGGTGCTAGATTTGAAAATGCCAGTTCTGAATTTGTTACCTTTGATAGTCTTTCATATAACAACGCAGTATTTAGAACATGGTCTGGTGCTGGTTATGTTGGTGCAAAATTCCTAAATGGGGTTTCAATTAGCGATACTGGGGCTGGCAATGTTGTATCAACAGAAGCCTGTTCTTCACACAAGCCAATTTGTATATTTTCTGTAACTCCGCAAGCAATGATTGTAGGCAATGCCTCTTTTAGTGCTTGCAATGATTATCGAGTTGCACAGCCAGGGCCGTATTTTAATCCAACCACATCTCAACTGATTGTTCCTGGATTAAAAAATCTAACTGCTGTTACAGCAAATACATTAATTGCTATAAGTGATTACATACCAGTAAGCATTGGCACTGTAATTGGGTACAGCGCAAAGTTTACGGGAACGCATGTTCGATTGCCTGTATTTGTGTTTGACGCAAATATGAAACCGCTTACTAGCGAAGGAGCGGGTGGTAAGTATATTGATACCCCAGGGGTTAGTGCTATTCAAAATGTAGGTGGATATGGCGTTTATGTAACTGGTGGAAATTTGGACGAAGTTACCATAAATAATTCGACTACTGCAAGTGTAAGGAGATCAGACGTTGCATACATTAGAATTGGCGCATTATCGCCAACTGCTAATTTTGTATTTGAAGAATTGTCTGCATTTGTATGGTCACCACCAAGCACTAAATTTACCACAGCAAATACTGCACAAAGATTTGTTGGGCCAACAATTTTGAATGGATCGCCCACTAAGGGCTGGCTACCTGTTGGATATCAAATTCTTGACACAAGCACCGGCCCAGCCACCCATAGATATGTTTCGTTTTCATACGAAACTTTCTTGGCATCAAGCGCAAGTTTAGGTGCAACGTCCTTGACGGTAACCACAGTTTCTACAATTGCAAACAGCGATATAGTTGGTTTGTTGTTAGATAATGGATCAACACATTGGTCAACTGTTAGTGGTTTAGCAGGAAGTACATTTACTGTGTCAGCCTTACCAAGTGCAGCCGCTGCTGGTAATCGCATTGTATTTAATAGATGGACTACATAAATTTAATTCATCACGACGAACTGGACTCCCCATGCCACAGACCAAGCCAACAAGCGAACAGGTGACCTTCCTACAGGCCGGCACGGGCGCGACCCAGCGCACCGCGTTAGCGAAGTTGCGCGACACGGTCAGCGTCAAGGACTTTGGCGCGGTGGGGGATGGGGTGACAAATGATGCGTCTGCAATCAACAAAGCAATAACTGCTGCAATTGCCAATGGCGGTGGAACCGTATATTTTCCTGCCGGAACATATAAGTGTTCCACTAGAATTGGAACATTTGTCAATGCAAACAATATCACGTTGCTCGGCTATGGCGCAGAAATTCAAAACTTTGCGGGTATAAATGTTGCTGGCTTGTTGCAGTTTGGAAATGCAGCACTTGATGTAAATGGAATGTATTCCGTATACGCAACGACAGTTACGAATTTGTCAATTCTTGGCATCAAGTTTACATCAAGTAATGTATTCAACGTAACTAACCCAGGTAGATGGTCTGATCAAATGCCGATCAGCATAAACACAGCAAAAAATGTTGTGATTAGAGACTGTTCGTTTATAAATCAAGACTTTGCTTCTGTTGATTTTGGGGCGATGTGCAAAAATTGCATTGTTGATTCATGCTATTTCTACTCTTCTCAAATTGATGCTGGATCAGCAAATTACGGAGTCAGAATTTTCTGCTATGGCGCGTCAACAAGTTATCAAAATGGTAACGGAGATTTAAGCCCAACCGATTTAACAACTGGAATTCTTAAAGTTGGGTATGCGCTTGTTTCTGATTCGTCGTTGTCATGGGGCCATGAAAATATAAATGTTGTCAATTGTCAATTTGAACAAATGAGTCATGGAGTTATGGTGTCCGCAGCGCGAAGAGGCGTTATCAGCGGTAACAGTTTTAAGAATATGACCACTAGGTCAATAAGTCTTACTACCTATTCTCAAGAATATTCATGCTTTGGGAATATCCATTACTACGACACAACTCAACAGACCAGTCTTTCCGTGTCGGTGTTTTATGCACTTGGACAAGCAACATACAAACACAAAGTAAGCGGCGATAAATTTACGGTCATTGGTGCAATGCCAGTAGGAAGTGGATTTTCGCCAGTTAAGTGTTACATCAATTCACACGACTGGGAGATTTCAAATTGCACATTTGATATGCCGACATTTGCAGGTGGTGGCGGCTTTGGATCAATTTCCGTTGAGGACAATTCAGAAGGCCGAATTCAAAACAATTTCTTCAACACTCCTGCCGCAAGCAATTGCATTCTTATGACACCAGCACTTAATGTTACAAGTCCTGGATATCAAAGCAAGACAACAGAAATATCCGGAAACACGTTCTTTGCTTATTTAACTGGGGCAATTCTTATTTGGGATACAACATCAACCCCCGATGCAATTGTTATTAAAAACAACACCGTAAGCGATTTGGCAAACACAAGATTTATTGCAACAAACTTTTCTGCTGCTGGAAAGGTTGGGAAATTGTTTCTAGAAGGCAATTCAATATTGTCTACAACAATTACTTACTATGTATTTAACGCGACTGCAAATCAAGCAGTGTTGCTAAATAAAGACATTCTTGAATTTAAAACCAACTTGACTACTGTCGGTGTTGCTAACCCATCGACAACATCTGTGTCATTTAACTTTAGTTCATTTAGACTTCCACCTTGTTACAGTAGCGGCACAAAAATATACGATTATACAATTTATGGAAATCTTGAAAATGCTCAGGCAAGCACCGATTTCTACTTTGCAATTACATCTGTAACTGCGTCAACAATCGTAGGAAACATAGTGAGAAATGCTGGGGCATCATTTCAATCAGCAACACTTGCAATGACTGTTAGATTTCTTCCATATATTGTTTAACCACATGACCTCCTCCCACAACGAAGAACTGTTCCTCGCCATTGGTCGCCTAGAAGGCAAGGTGGATTCGTTGCTATCAATGCACAGCCAACACACGGACGCTCTGAAGGAACACGACGAGCGCATTCGATCTCTTGAATATTCACGCGGCTACATGCTCGGTTGGTCAGCGGCTATTGGAGCCGGCATGAGCCTCGCTGCTAGTTTCTTAATTCGCGCATTCACCTAAAGGAAACCCATGGCTACTGACATTACTATCTCAACCGATAAGCCGTCCTACTCAACTACGGGGCTAATTGCCGTAACAAGCGGAACGGCGTACAGCACAATCGAACCGAACGCGGCTGCCCCGACCACTACTGGGCAGAACTTCCTGATCGCAACCAACCTCGGCGACAAGCCGAGTCTGTTGCGACTTGCCCCGTTCTGCGGGGCGGCGGTTGCTCCTACGTCCGCAACGTTCGCCAGCGGCGGTCTTCGTGTAATTGGATGGTCGATTTACACGCAGACGAACGGTGACGCTTTCTATGTTCCACAGGTGCTTGCCGATCTTGCGCTTGGCCTGACCACGGGAACGGTGCAAACTGAATTGGTCAACGGTGTAGCGCAGTACCCATTCTCAACGGTGACCGTTGGATCGGGTGTTCCAACCGTGAACTTGTATAGCCCTGGCACGGCTTCCGCGTCTAACGTGGAACCATGTGCTGCCGTCATTGATTGCATCGGAATGCAATTCATCCAACTTCAGTTCAAGGCAACAGCCAGCGTCAGCACCCCTAAGATGGGCGTTTTCCATTCATTCCTCTGATCGGCAGGCACACCCATGCGAAGTCTTCTAGGCCGCTTCCACCGTCCGATGTCGCGTGGTCTTGTCAACAACATGTTGACGATGAACAACCTTGGCGACGGCTCAACGCTGTCCCTTGACTTCACGACGATGGGTGGGGTACTTGATCCCCGGTTGACCTTCAGCCGCGCCAGCACTGCTACCTTCGTGAACTCAAGCGGGTATGTGGATCATGCGGGGGCGAACCTACAACCATATAGCCAAGATCAATCGCAGATTGGTACATGGGTTCGCCAAGATCTATCTGGCGTAGATGCAAATGTTGTCGCTACTACTGACCCAAATGGTGGAAGCAATGCATCAAAGATAAAGTCAGCAGCCTCACTTCAAGCGCATCTTGTTTACTCAACAATCAGTACTTCAATTAGTTCTGGTCTTGCGTACACATTTAGCGTGTATGTAAAGAAAGCAGAGTTAAAATACTTTGCAATTCATCTTGCTAGTACTGCGCGATACACGGTAATTTTTGATCTTGATACCGGAGTAATGACTGCAACAAACAGCACCGGGACACCGCTTGGGACTTCATATTCATCATCTAATGCTGGGAATGGTTGGTGGAGGTTGTCTGCAACGATGATCGCGCAATCAACCACTATCTACCCACACCTTTGTTTGTCCAATTCCGGAACGCCTTCGGTTAATGCGTCTGGACAACCTTATTACTTAGGTACTTTGAATGATGGCGTATATACATGGGGCGCACAACTCAACCCCGGCTCCACCGCTCAGACCTACTACCCAACAACCACAGCGGCATACCACGCCCCGCGATTCGACTACAGCCCTACGAACATTGGGGAGCCAAGGGGCCTGCTGATAGAGGGGCAGGCGGCTAATGTGTGTTCCTACAGTGAAGACTTTGCAAACGCAGCGTGGACAAAGAGTGGCATTGCACAAACACCCGCATCTGGAACTTCTCCGGACAACAGCAATACCGCTACGCTTATTGCTGAAAATGCTGGTGGTTTCATCAAACACAGCCTTGAAAGATCAGTAACTGTAACCGCAGGAAGCGTATATACATGGAGTGTCTTCCTTAAAGAAGCATCTAGTAACTCTCGGCGATATGCGTGCGTTCAAGTTGCAGACGGACAAGCAATTGCTGCGCGAAATACTGTTGTGTTTGATTTACAAACTGGAACAGTAACAGCAAATGGAGTTAATAACGGAACGGCAGGTGCGCCTACTGATGTTGCTCACAGCATTACTTCTTACAGAGATGGTTGGTATCGCGTAAGTGTGACGATGAAATATGTCGCATCACCGTGTTACCCAACGGTAATCCTTAGTGATATTTCAACATTGTACGGCGGTAGTAATCAGCCGTTCTACACAGCAACAGTTCCTTACAAAAGCCTGTTGGTTTACGGCGGACAACTAGAACTAGGTTCCGGTGCATCCTCGTACATCCCTACGGGCGCGAGTGGGGTCACGCGGACTGTTGATACTTGCTACATGAGCGGTATCAGTAGTTGGTACAACGAGTCCGCAGGAACGGTCATAAGCAATATCACTTACGACGGACTGGCTACTGATAATTCAGGTATTGAATTGAGTGTTGGCACAGGTTCTTCACCAACCAATCGCATTGGTATTAGAAAGGGATATGTTGATTACTACAGCGGTGGAGTGAACTCTGCTGAAATGTATCCAACAGTCACCTCTGGAAATGTTCGTATTGGTACTGCATATTCGCTGAACGACTTTGCCATGTGTAGTAATGGTGGAACAATGCGAACAGATGGGTCTGGAGCGGTTCCAGTTGGCTTGAACACGCTCAAACTTTACGCGGATAATGGAACTAGTGGTCTTGTGCTAAATGGATTGATCAAGTCAATCAAGTACTTCCCAACGCGCCTTTCCAACGCCCAACTCCAAACCCTAACGGCTCCCTAAACATGGACTACATGCTCCGCACCACCACAGAGTCTGAAATGGAAGACATCCTCATAGCCGCAGGGGTTGCCCAGGAGGCCACGGATATCGAAGGGGAGGTCATGGTCATTCCAACCGCAGGGATCTCCATTGACCACATAGGAGCCATCCCACCTAAGACTGACATTGATGGCAACCCCGTGTCACCTGGGGATCTAAGGTGGCACACGAACATCCGCGCCATGATCGAGTTGACCGAACAGCAGATTACTGCGTTGCCAACCTTTACCCCCGAGCCGTCCATTCCCTACCGGGTGTTTGCCTGATGTACCGCGTTGCGCTGGCATTCCTGCTTGCCGGCTGCTCGCCCGTGAGCCGCATTGCCAACAACACCAACGAGATCCGTACCCAGGCTCAGTTGCTTGCCGACCACGGTATGGCAATCAATGACCCGGTAGTGGTGACAGGCGCGACCCGTATTGACACCCTTGCCGCAGGGATTCACATTGCCTTAGGAGGCGTTGAGGACAAGGAGAGTGCTTGGCTCAATACCGTGTGGATGATCGCGGCAGCAGCCATCGTAGTGGGCGTGTGCTATCTGCTGTGGTCGAGCGGCCTTGGGACAATGATAAGACTTGCCATAGGTTGGCTTCCTCGCAAACAGCGTCAGGATGCAGACCTTGCCGCAGGTATGCTTGACCCATCGAAACCAGAGGACGCTCGCGAATATATCGCTGCCCGTCGTGCCTCTGATCCATACTTTGACGCGGCCTTCAAAAAGGCACGGGCAGCACATAAGGAGACACCGTAATGCTCGCAGATTTCTCTTCAACGCTTGGGTCGATCTGGTTCGCATTGGCAGCAGCCGCAGTTTCGTTCGGTGCTGGATGGGTACTTAAAGGAAAGTACGGTCATAAGTTCTAATGGCGAAAATCCCCTTCAACGTGCGGGCTGCTGCTAGGAACATACACCTAGTAGATCTCGATTGCACGTCGAAGAGGAACGAATGGGTATTTTTGCTATCAGGTGACAGGCACCATGATAACCCACATGCCGACCATGCTCTTGAACTCAAACACCTAGAGATGGCAAGGAGTCGCAATGCGGGAATCATTGATGTCGGCGATATGCATTGCGCGATGGAAGGTAAATTCGATCCTCGCCGCAACAAGGCGGGTATTCGTGAGGAGCATGCAATGGCTCCAGACTACCTCGATTCCTTAGTTCGGTACGCGTCAGACTTCTACGCACCGTTCTCCAAGAACTTCATTGTCATTGGTCGAGGGAACCATGAGTCTGCAATCCTGAAGAACTGCGAAACAGATATCACCGAGCGCACATGCGAGCGGATGTCGCAAATATCAAAGGTTAAAGTCCACCCAGGTGGGTACGGAGGATGGGTTCGTTTCCTAGCCGAGATCGGTACGGAGCGATACACACTTAGCCTCAAGTACTTCCACGGTGCTGGCGGCGCAGCGTTGATGTCGTTTGACACGCTGAAGATCAGACGCGCTGCGGCTGTCACACCTGACGCTGACGTTGTGGTGCAGGGTCACGTTCACAAGCAATGGTTCATGCCGCTGTCACGCGAGCGGTTGGTATGCGACAAGGGTGGATGCAGGGTGGTGTCTGACCTGCAATACCACGTTCGCACAGGAACGTACAAGGACGAGTTTGATGACGGTCACGTTGGCTGGCACGTTGAGCAGGGGCGCGGCCCGGAGGTCATTGGCGCGGTGTGGATGAAGTTAATGCTTGCAAAGCAAACGATCAAGCCACACGGCGACCATCCCGGCAGAACCGCGTATCAGTTAACTCCCGAATTCACTCTTGCACACTGAGGTATCACCATGCGTGTACGACTTGGTGGCAAGTACTGGACGCTTCGATTCGTTCACAATATGCGCGACTACGGCGACATGGTTGACCCCGGCGTTGTGCGCGGTCGCATCATTCGCATTGCAACCTGGCCGTGTGAGAAGGACAGATTGGATACGGTCATCCACGAGGCATTGCACGCAATTCGACCCGAACTAGACGAAGACGCTGTGGCGCGGACGGCAACCGATATCGCGCATTTGCTGTGGAAACTTGGCTACAGACGGACGGAATGAAAAACCCCTACGCCGCAGTGTGTGGTGCTACGACGCAGGGGGAGAGGATCGGACGGGTTCAGTCTAGCGGATTCGCAGACTCGTCCCGCGTGGAAGCAAACGGCATCCCGCAATTTCAATACCGCTGTCAAGTGCGGATCGAATGACATCCTTGTCAGGCTCGCGGACAATACGTTGGAAAGCGGGATCAAGTGCAGACGGATCGTCAATCTCAAGCGACTGCTTGCCTCCCACGCCGGCGACGCTCAGTTTGAACCGGGGCGTTTCAATCTTGAGTTTGCCTGTTTGCTCCATTGCTGCCTTCAAGCCTTCCTTGAGGCGTGTAGCCAGCGCATCGTCAGCCGTAGCGAGCGCACGGATTCGAGAGGCTTCCTTGCCCCTCGACTCCGCTCGCATTTCCAACTCACGAATGAATCCTGCGTAGGACTCAGCCTTGCTGTCGAGGGCAACATCAAGACCCGTGAGATGCTCGTTGAGCGCGTCCTGCGCTTCAACTGAATCAATGCCGCCGTCAAGCACGGCATCAAGAATGGTTTGCATTTCGGTTGTTATGGCGTAGAGCGACATCAAAATACCTCCTCTTTCACAGCCTTCACGTTGCCGAGGCAGCGCATGATCTGCAGGGTGTCACCGATGCGCTCTACGTCGAGTGTGATGGAGTTGCCAATAGTGTCACTCAGCAACTTGGCGTACTCCTCTACGCTCGTTGCAATCCACGCAATGCCATGCTCGCCCTCGGCCTGAACGGCATAGGGCTTGCCTGGTCGCGCCACTACGCGCATGATTTGGAATACCCCGGCGTATTCATCGGGGTACGCGTCGGCAACGATCCTGTCCTTGACAGGTGCTGCCTTAACAGGTGCTGCCTTTGCAGGGGGCGCAGATGCCTTGGGCGCAGCCGGAGCCGCACCCTTGGCTTCGGTTGGCTTGAACGTCTTGCGAGGCTCAGGGCGGTCGTTACGGTCGTTGCTGCTGCCGGCGTTGCCGTCATCGTCCTCTTCGCCGACAATGCCAGTAATGGCTGCAAGTGAGTATCGACGCAAATAGGTTATGCTCGAACCTAACTGCTGCACCGTTGCACGGTCAGGAAGTGCAGACCAAATTGTCTCAGCCATCCATTCCCCGCTTGAGTGCAGGAGGGTGGTGGTTACGCCGACCGAGCCGCCATCGTTGCTAACGGTCTGAACCGCGCTGATCCCCTGCGCTGCAAGTGGTGCGCGTACCGCGTTAATGATCGCACCTAGGCTGGCGTACCGCGACTTGAAGTGCGGGTTGACCGCATCTAAGTTGGGGTTCTTGATGTGGCCGTTCGCCGCCGCCAGTGCCTTCGCCAACTCTCCGATTGTTTCGCTACGTTGCAATGTGAAGTCCTCTCTAGTGACTGCGCGGAACGCCGCGCACGACTGACACAACGTGTGTCAATGTGATAGTTATACCTCCAAGCATCATAATGTCAAGGGGGCAAATCCGGAAGGACATCCATTTTTGCAAACTCATTGCCATGAGCCTCAAACCATGCCAGCCGCATCAAGTTCTTCCAAGCCTGTTTGTTATCCACCAATCCCTTTATTCTTGCTGCTAAACCGACAAGCCGATGGCATCCGGGACACAGCGCAACCATGTGCTTGTTGTCTGGGTCGTTGACCTTGCCGATCACGTGATGTACATGAATAATCTTTGGATTGATCCGGTCGCACAATTGGCATTTGCGCTCAATTGCACCTGTTGCCGTCATCCGCTTGCCGCCGAAATACTTCTGGTCTTTCCAGTATGTGGCCGCGCAGTGCCTAGTGCAGTACGTCTGCTTACCGCTCGCTGGCAAAAACGGCGCGTTGCATCCACGGCATAGTTTCCGTTTGATGTCGCCGTGATGATTCTCTAGGTACTTTGCAAACTGTTCTGGGTAATGTAATTGCAACGCATACACAACCGAATCGACGTTTAGGCTTATGGAGCGTGCATATTGAGTAATCTTTAACTTTGGGTTTTCTAGCAGCGCGGCAAGGTGCTTCTTGATTGATTTCTTGTCGTAGCCGGCACGTTTCTTGACGGGCTTGTTTCGCACTTTCCGGTAGTCCGTTATGCCAATCTCGTTAAGTTTGCAAGCAACCGCCGCGTAGGTGCGGTTCAGCCGCTCGGCCATATTGGTAATTGACACCGACCCTTCAACCATAGCGCGCAATTCTGCAATCTCGTCATCTTCCCAAACCAAATTGCCCACCATTTGCACGCCAAGTCTTTGCAGCCGACGATGCACATTTTGCCCGTTAGTGCCGAGCAGTTTGCCTGTTTTCCATACAGACTTCGTTTCGTTGTACGTGCGAATAATGTCTTCGTGTTCAATTCTCTTCATCGGTTCCACGCGCCTTGTATCGGTTGGCAATTTCGCGAGCAAGTTCAGCGCGTAGGTATTGGATTTCAGTCGATGCCTCAAGCAGCAAAGGATCAGTTGACTCAGAGGTCGCAATGCGGTCTACGATGTCCTCAATCTCAATCATCCCTCACCCTCGTACATCACTCTGTCAAGTTTTTCAACAAATTTACTTCTTATCGTTTCCCTCAAACACTCGCATTCTGCTTGCGCCTTTGCAAGTTGCACCTCAAGCAATTTGATTCGTATTTCAAGAAGTAAAACGTCCCTGCCGGGGGAACGCCCCCCAGCAGGAACGCCGCAAAAACCATCGTTAGACGTTGACATTAGCAGCCTTCACTTTGTGTCGGCTACCACGCAAGATGCGCGACACGCTTCCAGCACTGATGCCGTACTTGACGGCAATGTCGCACTGGCGCATCCCGGCTTCTTTGTCAACACGCACACCCTCAACAATAAATGGACTCAATTTTTTCATGGCACTTTCCTGTTAATTGTTTGAAGCAATGACTTAATCTCTTCCGCTGCCTTCGCCCTGTCAAATTCTACCCCGCTGTCAATGACCCCGCCAATGACCCCAAGCATGCGCGATTGCTGCTGCAAATCGAACAACCGAGTGCGAAGTTCTGTGATGACTCGTCCGCGTTCGTTTAACAGTTCCTCGTAGAAGTGCGCTGGTGGTTGACTCATAGTCCATCCTTATGTCTTACGATTTTGTATTTCTGTTCAGCCCTGATACTCACTCTGATGCGGTCGTTGATTTCAGACCCCTGCACCTGCGCGTATATCTGCGCGATTTGATTGCCGTCCTCGTCATTGATAATGACCGAGTCACCCCACTTTCGCAGCGTCACGGTCAAGCACCCAAGTGGTAATTTACGAGACATATTTGATCTTGGTTGAAGGTTCACACTTGGTGATAAAGTTGACACACTTATTAAGCAGGTCGTCGCGCACGGATTCAATAGTGTCATCCGGATCGCGGACACACAGGCTTGAGAACCGCGTCCCTTCAATGCCCGTAGGCGTTGAACTGATGAGGTACACGGCTGAACGCCAGTACTGAAACACAGGATTCCCATCACCCTCGTCAACGCGGTGTAGCATGGGGTCGCCAGCAACAATAATCATTGCCGGCAAACCGACATGCTTTGCAAGTCCTTCGCGAATACTGCGCTCGTTGAGGAATGCGGGAATGCCTGTTGCGTGATCCCATGAAACGTCATCCATAACAGGCCGCGCCCATCGGTTGTCATCGTCTTTCATTGTTGTTCTCCTTGAAGCAATCCCAATTACGAAATGCTGCAACTGCGTTTATGTTTTTCCATTCGTTAATCCACAGCAAATTACACACTTCTCTCCTCGCTTCGTCCCGCTGCTTGAGGAGCGTGTCTACCTGTGCAGTTAGGCAGTCAATCTCTTTGCACAATGTTGCTATGTCTCGTAGGTCGCTCATGCCGTCCTCCCAAATAAAGTTGTTGGTATCGGTAATGTCCACACACGCGCTGCTCGACCTGACCGTGTTGGTCGCTTGCCGTCAGCCACAATCAATCCATCGTTCATCAGGCTGTTGACACACGCGCTGCAAGTCTGATGCGTCAAAGACAACCGCACCTCAAGTTCGTCGCATGTGCCTGGTTGTTGAGTGATCGCGTCAAGCACTAACGCGTTTAGCGTCCCAAGGCGCGGTTGAATGTCTGACCACGCCGCGTCCTGTGTGTCCCACCGCGTTGCTTGCCGGCGGGTGCTGCGCGGTTCGTTGCCGTCAAGTGATCGTTTCATTTGTCCTCCTTTGCCTCAACGGCAGCAATGCGTTCCCCGATCCATTCCATGCAGTTCACGGCCATGCTATTTCCTAACGCCTTGTACCGCGGCCCATCCGGGCAGTCGCCAGCCGCCTTCTTGCGCCAAGGGATCAGCGTGTAATCATCAGGGAAACCTTGGAGGCGTTCGCACTCGCGTGGGGTTAAGCGGCGCACGGTCATGGCTTGAAGCAAAGACGGCGTAGTGTTTCCTCCTGCGTTGCTTGGCAAGGTTGGAGACACCGTTTCGCTATATCCAATACTTCTAGAATTTGCTCCTTGTCCACTCTTGAAACAAGCCACTCCATGCACAAACGATGCATCTACGGTAGGTGCAGGATCTCCAACACTTCCTACGCCTAAACCCTGTCGGTTCTGTGCGTCGTGTTTCGCAGGGTCACGCTGGCTGTTCCGTAGATCAAGTGGGATAGCGTGAGCAACCCCATGCACATCCGCTTTAGTCATTGTGTACATCACGTTGTCAGCAGTTGCACCTACGCCTGTTGGGCCACCTTTGTCGCGACCAATAAGGTTTCCCTGTATTGCAACGGGAATTAAACCGCCGCCACCCTGCGAAAACAATTCTTGATTGCTGTACCCCGGCGAGCCGCTTCCTGTGCGAGATTGATTTAATGTTGGAGCAACGTCTGCTGGCCATTTAACTTGTTCAATAATCGGCTGTGCAACCATAGTAAATCCATCTGCACGACTGTAATCATTGCTTGTTGTTTCCAAACACGGTGCTACGTTGTGACTTGTAAAGAAGCCTGTTCCAACGCTGCCTTTAGCATCTGCGGCAATTTCTTCCCGCGCCGCTCCGCTCTTTTTAATATGCCGCTGCACGCTTTCGCGCTCAAACAATACCTTTGCGGCAGCGGTTGCGTCTCCAAGACATCCGACAACGAAGACACGTCTCCGGCGCTGCGGGACGGCACGGGGATGCCCGTGTGTTCTGCACCATTGAGCGTCCAACACTCGGTACGCGAACCCATACCCCAACTGCCCCAGCCCCCCAAGGAAGGAACCAAAATCCCGTCCTCCGTTTGATGACAAGACACCGGGGACGTTTTCCCAGACAACCCATCGAGGCCGCAGACGTGCAGCAATCGCAAGGTAGGTAAGCATGAGGTTTCCGCGTGGGTCTTTAAGTCCTTGCCGGAGTCCGGCAACGCTGAAGGACTGGCATGGGGTTCCTCCCACCAAAAGGTCAACTGCTCCTGCATCTAGTGGCCACTCCTGAAAGTTGGTCATGTCCCCGAAGTTGGGAACGTGAGGGTAATGATGCGCGAGAACCGCGCTAGGGAAGGGTTCAATCTCACTAAAGCCAACAGGCTTCCAGCCAAGGGAATGCCATGCAACGGTTGCGGCTTCAATGCCTGAGCATACGGATAGGTATTTCATGCGTCCTCCGGCGAACGATCAGCAATGTACTTGCGTACTTGTTCCGCATCTTCAAGCGCAGCGCGTACCTCGGCCATAGGGAAGTCTGATGGGACAATGTCCTGATCGGTCAACTCAACGTCATCAAGCGCAATCTCAAGGATGTTCCAAGAGATCAACTCCCAGCCCTGCACCCCGGTGTAGTGTCCGGGCTTGTGATATTGCCAATGCACCTCAAGCGTAGCGGTGACAATGTGTTCGCTCAGATACTCCGCAACCTGGTCATCGGTAACCCATTCGGACAACACATCTATTTGCATGATTTGCTTGGTCACAGGGTCACCTCTGTGTGCTTATGGCAAACAAGGAACGCAGCCTCGGCCGCGTAGATTTCGTCAATGCAAGCGTCAAACGCCGCTTCGTTGTCAACATCCACACAGGCGCGTTCGTTGTGTGCGCGGATTACGCGCTGGCTTACGCCGTCGTTAATTTCCCTAGCGGCGGCGACAAGAACGTCACAGTAGATGCGAGCAAGGTGCGGGTTGGTTTGTGCGTCAGTAACGGTAACTTTGAACTTGGTGGTCACGATTAGTCCTCTCAAACTAGGTGCGTTGCAACAGTATCGGCTGTCGCATCCTTCCCCCTCACGGGGGTTGGTGCGCGGTCAATGTTTATTCAGTCACGCCAATTGCAATAAACGCTGCAATGTCTGTCTCGGTGGTAAATCGTTGACCACCAACCCAAAAGTGCTTTATTTGTTGCGTGTGCATCCATCGGTGAAGAGTTGCGCGTGATACGGTCAATCCGTATTTCGTCTTAAACAGTTCTCTTACATCACTTATCTTAAGCGCAGGTTCCTTTGCCTGTTCGTTTGCTAATCGTTGAACTGCTCGCGCACCTTCGCGCTCACCTTCTTTTTGCGCCCATCTTTGTGGCCGTGTGTTTGGCATGTCATGCACCTTTCTTGCTTGCGTTATCAGTGACACGCGTCATTGATTGACACAAGGTACTCCTCCGTATATCGACTGTCAACGCCATCAACATGAATTTGTTGACAAAATTTAGAGGTATATTGTTTGAGCGGTGATGTGGGTGAGACTCCCACTTGCGACGAGGCACAAGGCCGAAAGGTACAACCCTCGTTTCCCAGGCAATGGGGTAAAGAACCTACCGACGGGACAGGGCGCGGCAACGCGCTGCTGTCTGCATAAAAGTTCAAATTATTCACAGGTTTATGCAGATCGACATAGTTTGCCGGCTGTGTCGATGCCGTAAACATTCCACGTTTGCCTGTATTTCCCGCTCCGGAAACAAACACGGCGCGGATCTTTCGATCAACGCGCCGCGCTTCCGGGGGACTTGAGTATACCAAATAGAAGCGGAGCAAACCGAAGTCTGCTCCGCTTCATGCGCTTGCATCTTTCGCACTGGGTGCTATGATGCGGTCGCTTATATTCCTGCGCGGTCGCATTGTACCGAACCTGACACCAGTGTCAACAATGCTGCAAACAGATCCCGGCACGGTAGGGGATCAGGGATGAAAGACGCGGGAGCCTGACTCTACCCCGCGCCGGCCTACGGGCTGCGCTCCTCAATGCGGTAAGCGGTTGGCTGATCCCCCAACGAAATGGTAAGACGCATTGCATGGGAAACCTCGCACGGCTCCGGCTGGGCTGAACCCCTTGACCTCACGAAAGTGGGGTCATGGTATTCCTGCACTTCCCGCCGGGCTGCAAAGGCTTGGGATTGAAAGAGATTTGAAAAATCTCGTCCTTCCCTTCCGATCTACATCCCCGCTCTAGCATCGGCATTGAGCCTCGCTGAAATCAAAAAAAATCACGTTGTATGCACGTTGTTGTGACATGCATAGATTTGCGCGAATCGTGATACATGTATATACTCTCGCGTATGACAACAATCACATGGATGGACAACCGAAAGTTGATGGACGAACTGTGGCCGAAGTGGAGGCTTGAGCCTGTACTGTCAAGCATCTTGAACGAGAAGTGGGGGTCATTGCATCAGGACAAACTGCAAAGTTGCATTCGCCAGCACCGTTTAGTCCGCGACTCAAAGCCTGATATATCAGCGATACACAAGGCGTACTGCGCTCTGATCCCACAGAACCTGGTAGGTGAGCGCGAGGTTGAGCAGACCCGCAACGACCTACAGCGTTGCACCCCGATCAGCGCGGAAGAGTTTGCCGAATGGGATGTGTGGGCTGAGGCAATGCTCAAGAACGTGACGAACGAAGAACTCAAGCGCGTGAACGACTTCATCGGTCATGTACCTGAGTCGCGCCGAATCCTTGCTGTTGCTGTTGAACACGTTCGTAAGAAAAGATACGCATGAACTACGCAACCACCCGCAACAAGACCAAGATCCTTCGAGCAGTCATGTACTTGGAACATGAAGGTTTCACTGTCGGCCAAACCAAGTACGGGTTTGTAGCCGTTGACCAAGATGGCATCGTCATCCAGGCAACCCCGTTCCGCACAAGCGCACAGGTGTTTCACCCCATCCTCAAGATTTACCGCGAGGAATACGCGCTGTACATACAAGAAACCTATTGGTTTGCTGAGAAGGTTGCGCTGTTGACAGAGTGGTCGAAAGACCCAAACGCTAAAGAACCGCCGCGTATGGCTCAAGTGTCACGCAGACCCGTACCATCAAGGATGAAATGATTCATACGCTTTGCGCTGTACCAATTGCTTTAGTCTTCCTTGCCGCGTGTGGTGTGTGGCTATGGTTCTTTGACGATTCCTCCCCGGATTACGAATGAGACACACCAACCTACCCCACCACTTCTATGTGCAAGTTGACAACCAATTCCTCGGCCCGAACATGCCAGCCGGCACAACGCCTGGTATGTGGCATGCCATCTACGCACGACCCGGTCAGTACCTGTCTTGCCATGTGATCCTTGCGTCCGGAGCGCACTGGTCAGGTCTGCCGCTTCACGCTCTGTCAACGACCGAATCGTTTGACCCTGACTTTGATGACTCCTCGCAGCCGTGGGGAGCAATGGGAAACGACATCGAAGCAGTGCGATTCAATGCGCTTGAAGGTCTGACTGTCAACGCATTCCGCGCTGAAACGTCAGGCACACACACAGGTATTGTCATTGATTGGGCTGACGGTTACTCGCGTTACCCCGCAGAACACAAGCCACTCAGCCTCATCATTGCCGATGAAGGTTACTTCTTGCTGTTGCCGAACAATCATTTCACTGTCAAGGACAAGCATTTTGTTGACACTAAGAAGTACGTTGATCAGATGAAATTCTACAAACGTGGTGATCTCGTATATTGGGAAACAGATTGACTGATATACTGCTGTAGATGACGATAAACACTTACGACGAATTTAAAACGCATATTCGCGAGACACTTGAGTCGCAAGGATCGACACGCGGAGAACTTGCGCTTGCGATGGATCGAGCAGGGATACTCCGAGCGCACACGGTGAGGTGCTTGCTTGGTACACCTGGTACGGTCATTGGGAAACGAAAGCCGGCATTTGATTCTGCGCTTGCCATTGCTGGCGCGGCAGGGTTCGACATCGTTCTCCGCAAACGCACATGATCACCAAGCGTATAGCCATCGTCGCTGTCAATGAGGACGGCTATCGCATCGGGCAATCGCATCACAACGCACGGATCTCAGATTATGCAGTCCAATGCATAAGAGATGCACGGGAGGAAAGGGGTCTTTCCTACGGCAAACTTGCGTCAATGTTCAAACTGTCAAAGTCAACCATACAGAAACTATGCAACTATGAAAGACGCGCCCAAATCCCTCGCGCTTACAAAAAAGTCACCCAGTACCTCTGTGATCAAACGACCAGTGGGCAAACCCAAGCGCGGCCCGGTCATGCACAACCCCAAGGCAGCGGAAGTACTTGATTGGCTGGCAAGTGGTGGAACCCTGCTTGAGTTTGCCAAGCGCAAGGGCAACCCGGAAGTCCGCACGGTTCACCTATGGAAAGAGGAAGACGAGGAATTTGCTGCACTTTACAAGGTTGCCCGTGACAAGGGACAAGAGGCGATGCTTGAGGAATGCAAGACCCTGTGCGACACGGAGCCTACAGACGCAGTACAAGCCGCTTGGAGACGTTTGCAGGTCGATACCCGGATGAAGTGCCTTCGGATGTGGAACCCCGCACGGTGGGCAGAGCGCGTTGACATGAACCACTCTGGTGGCATCAGCCTGATGGTGGCAACGGGCGTACCGGAGCGTTAATGGCTCGCACCGTCAGTTTGCAGTACAAGCCAAGAGCATGGCAACGGACTTGCCATGTCAGTAAGCGCAGGTTCACTGTGCTTGCCCTGCATCGTCGCGCCGGCAAGACCGAACTTGCCATCATGGAATTGATTGACAAGGCGATCCGGTTCAAGCAGGAACTTGGCCTGTTCTTCTACATTGCTCCGTTCCTGAAGCAAGCCAAAGCAATCGCCTGGGCGCGACTCAAACAGAAACTCGCGCCCCTTGTTCTTGAGAACGCGATTGAGATTAACGAGGGCGAACTGCTTGTCACGTTCAAGCACAATGGGTGCGTCATCCGTATATTCGGCGGCGACAACCCTGATGCAATGCGTGGTGTGCGCCTTGACGGCTGCGTGATTGACGAGGTGTCACAGGTCAAACCGGAGGTGTGGAACGACATCATTCAGCCGGCACTGTCTGACCGTCAGGGCTGGGCAATGTTCATTGGGACACCAAGTGGCATCAACCTGTTCAGCGAGTTGTACTACCGCGCACAGACGCTGCCCGATTGGAACGCCGCCCGGTACACGGTCTTTGACACTCAAGCAATTGACCCTAAGGAAGTTGAACGCCTCAAACGCGACATGCCTGAGACTGCGTTTGCTCGCGAGTACCTGTGCGATTTCGCCGCCGCCGGCGATGACCAGTTGATCAGCCTGTCAGACGCTGAACTTGCAGCAACACGCATATATACAGACAAGGATATTGAAGGCTCACCCCGCATCCTTGGCGTTGATCCCGCTCGGTTCGGTGACGACCGCAGCGTGATCTTCAAACGTCAAGGCCTTGTGACGTACCCGCCCCTTGTGTACAGGGGCATTGACAACATGGAGTTGGCTGCTCGCGTTGCATCGGTCATGGAGTCATGGGAGCCGGATGCCGTATTCGTTGACAGCGGTGCGGGTGCAGGGGTCATTGACCGATTACGTCAACTTGACTTTGACCCCATCGAAGTGCCGTTCGGTGGTCGCGCCATTCAGCCTGACCAATTTGTCAACAGGCGCACTGAGATGTGGTGGGGCATGAAGGAATGGATTGAGCAGGGTGGATCAATCCCAAACGATGTGGCGTTGAAGCAAGAAATGGCAACGCCCGTGTATTGGTTTGACCAGGCAGGCCGCAAAGTCCTTGAGTCAAAGGACGAGATCAAGAAGCGTTTGCAAGGTGGCGCATCACCCGACCTTGCCGATGCGCTCGCGTTGACGTTTGCGTATCCGGTTCGTAAACGATCCTTATTTGACAAATACAAGCGCAAGTACAAGTCAGACGAAGAGTATGACCCGTACAAACATGTTGTCTAGTACCCGTATGCAATGCATTGAGGGCTAATTTATGCTGACGATTCGCCGCGCAACAATTGACGATGTGGAGGTTCTTACGCATA